ATTGCAGTGCCAATACCTTCTGGCTGTCCTGCACCATTGGTTTGGATAGCATTATCATATTGAATTTGCATTTGGATATCAACCGGGTTGCTATCACCATATGATAACTGGTTGTAGTTGATATCTTGTACATAACAGCCTACTAGTTCGAATGTTTCTAACACATTCGGTGTGTTTGCTCCGTTACCGCCATCTAAGATTTCAATTCTAGTTTTGAACTTGTAATCAATACCACTTGCCGCACTTGACTGCTCAAAGAAATCAAACTGCTTCTGTAGTTGCTGACCTGCACTTCTGCTCACTGCATTGTTAACATCGTCACGTACAGAGATTGAGATAGGACTCCAAGTGTGTTTGCCTGCATAATAAACTTTTGAGTTGTAAACATCAATTGCTACGTTTTCAAAGTTAACCTGTGGGCGTGTCACATCTATGATCTGCTTAGTAAGTTCAATATTAGGAGCACCGGCACCAAAGTTTTCTAGCGTTACTCTAAAGCGATACTTTAGTTTAGGCATTAATAAACCCTGTGATGCAGAAGATTGGTCACTCGCTAACGGAACTGTGAATTTGCTTAGTGTTGAAATTGCCATTCTATTTTGCTCCTTGCTTAATTTTATTTATCACCAAATTTACTGCCCCAAAGTTGCTATTTCGCCAGTGTTCTTAAGTCTTAGTGGAATGTATATAAACTCCACAGCCTTCACTGGTTCGATTGCAATATCAACATACAGTTCGTTACGATCAATTCTTGTTGGTGTGTTGTTTGTATCATCACACACTACAAGGAAGTCGTTTAGAGCACGTTGACCAACAAGTTCAAGCAATAGACTTTCAGTAGCCTGCTTGATTTCATCTCTTGTGATTTTGTCATTAGGTTCAAACATAAATGGTTTTGCAAGAAGTGTTAACTGTCTACGTAGGTATGCAGTTAAACGTGCAACATTGATTCTATCCAATGGACTTGCGTTTCTTGCTCTTGTGTACTGACCAAAGTTAACTAAACCACTGCCACTGATGAATGTGATAGGGTTAATTTTAACTCCTGCCATTGTATCTCTAATACCATCGTTTAGGGATACTGCACGGAATTCACCTTCTGAATCAATGTAACCAACACTTGATGCATTTGTAATTCCGCCTCGTCTTGTTCCTGCTGGTGCAAACCATGGGAACGATACCGCGTCGCTCACTGCAATAGTTCTCAACATCATGTGACTTGGTGGAACAACAATGTTATTACCGTTTACATCAGTTGTTAATCCTGCAGGATAAAAGGCTGCCATGTACTCGTCGAATGTAACCAGTGCATCTTCGTTATTATCTGTAGCACCTACTGTGTTATTACCATAATTCTGAAGTGCAGTTGCAGTTGGTGTTAGTCTAAATGGAGTATCAGCAACTACAAACCCAGTAACGCCTCTATCTGTATTTAGATTTACAAGGTTACTAGCAAGGATATCCAGGAGCACTTAACAATGTAAAGTTACGTGTTTCTTCATCGCGTAGATCGTTATTTGTATCTACGCTAGATTTCAATGCCTGTACAATTGTTTCACGTTGTGCATTTCTACCAAATACACCAGAACCGTCTTCGTTAGTTGTATTCCAACCAATCCAACGATTTGTTACATAACTGCTCATACTCTCGTTGCCGAATCGAGTGTTAAGACCGCTGTTTGCTGTAATGTCAATGTGACCTACAACGAACTTCTTAACATTAAATCCTGAACGTCTAGTGTTCCAAAGTAGCATACCTCTTGGATAAAGTGCAGGATCTGGAGCATCCGGATCCAAGTAGTCACTTGATAGATAATCTTCAATATCTGCGGCAGTTGTGCCAGTTGCACCTGTGATGCCATAACGTGCATCAGCAAACAAAATACCATCTTCTGTTGTCTGATCAGTTACATCAACCAATGTCCACTCACCGGCAACATAACGATAAATTTGCTGTCCGTACTCGTCAACATCACTTGTGTCAATCCATAGATCGTTTTCTACAAGTGCTGTGCCATCGCTCTGTTCAGTAGGCTCTGTAGCACTGATGATAGGACCTGCTGGATCAGTTGAACTGTAGTATGTCAAGTAACCTACCCATGTAGACCCGTTATGGACCATGATATCTACTTCATCAAGTGTAGTGTCGTACCATAATGTACCGTCTGCTGGAGTTGCTGTAGGAGCACCTTCGCTTGCTTCATACACCAGTGGCTTCCAGTTAGAAATAACATAAGTGTGATCGTCGTCTGCACCTGCTGTGTAGAAGTTTTGTGTGCCGCTTTCTACACCTGTTGTTGAGTTTCTGCTCCAGGCTGTGAATCCTGCACTTGTAAAAATACTCGAACTATCTGTAACTTTGATTTCACCGCCAGTGGCATGTGTTATAGTAATGTAACCACTTGACACACTAGCAGTAATATTTGTAAAACCTGCGTCACTAATTGCTTCTGCTAATCCTTCTACAGTAGCAGTGCTAACTGTAATTGTTTGAGCAGTATCAAATGCACTAGAACCTGTAATCGTTTCTGCCATGGTAAACGTTCCAGTTGTTACAGTAGGATTTGCTGTACCACTGCTTGTTACTGTAGTTGGACTTGAAGTAACTCGTCTATAAAACTTAAAGTTAACTAATTGATCAACGCCAGTAGTGCTGTCGTCTGCTGTAGCACGACCTGTATAGTTGGCTAGCGCAAACAAAGAACCAGTTGGAATATTTGCACCGCCGTTTGTAACATCTAGTTCGTAAATTGCTTCTTGTCTGGTATTATAAACTGGTGCAGTTACTTGACTCCATGTACCTAAGGTATCGTTCCACAAATTAACAACAAAACTTGCTCCTAGGTTAGGTGTAGTAGTTTTAAACCAAGCACTACCAGTAGGACGAATTGAACTTACTGTAGTGCCTGCTACTGTCACACTGTCTGTTGACTTCCATGTAGGAACACTAGAGTGTTTGGAAATTTGCACTTCTGGTCCAGCATAATATGTTTCAACAATGCCTAAATCGTCGCAAATTGTATCACCTACTGCATCTGCAATTACAATACCGCCGTCATCTGTAGTGCCGTCAGTGCTAGATGTGCCGTCTGTGTAAATTTCTAAAATACCAGCAGTAGTTACTTTCGCCGCAACACCTGTAATACTAGCAGAGTTAATTGCAGTAGCCAATGCACTTACTGTTGTACCACTAAGTGTAACAGATGTACCATTAATAATAATTGCATGACCATCACTTAGTGTTGCCTCTGCTACCGTTGCTGTAATTGTAGGCCAACTACTTGCCCATGTAGTGCTTGTAAATGTGCTACCACTTGCACTATCTACGTTACCATCATCTGTTGTACCAACTTTTACCCATTGGTTATCTTGATTTTTGTAGTAAACATCGTTTGACGTTCTTGCTGTAACCACAGCATAATCGCCTTTTGATCCTACACTAGTCTTGGGATCACCAGTTGCAACATCACCTACTAATTGAGTTACAGTATTCAATACAAGTGGAGTTTTGTTGGTAAACTTCTCAGTGGTTTTGTCCCACTCGAAAATACCATAAAGTGAATCGTTAATATCAAACCAATATGTTCCGTCTGCAGGATCGCCTGCCGGCTCGCTAGCAGATCCTGTTAGTTCGTCAAGATTTACATCTGCACGAACAACATATGCTCTGTTTGCTACACCTAAGAAACTGTAGGCTGCTTGTAATCCATATTCATTAAGTTCGTTACCGTGTAGTGGATTGTTCGAACTGTCTGTGTAAAATGTTGGATTACCAAATGTTTCAACTAGTTCTCTCTGACTAGCCATTAAATAAACTGTACCAGCGTTTGATGGAAGTGTGCCCGATGCTGTACCTGTGCCTGTACCATTTGCTTTGTTGCTTGCTGTAGCAACCATAATCAGTGGAACAGTACCAGCCGCCGCAGGGGTGTAGAAACTTTCGTCAATTACGCTAACTTCAACTCCTGGTGATGATAGTGCCATGTTATTAACTCCTTTGTATCACTTATAGATATTTAGCACCAAAACTCTAAATCAGTGGTTTATTTACACCGAAAAAGGTAGGAAAAAGGGCGGGTAAATACACGCATGAGCCGTCCATTGTGTAAAAAATGTAATTCAAGACCTTGTGCAGTAAACTATCACAAAGGATCTCGTGTGTACTATAGAAGTCAATGCGAGCAGTGTGCTAGGGGTAGATCTCTAGGCATACCATTGTGGTACAGATTAGGATATAGACAAAAAGATACCTGTGATAAATGCGGTCATAAAAGCCATTACCCTGAACAGTTTAATGTGTACCATATAGACGGCAACCTCAACAACTGTCGGAACAGTAATCTAAAAACTGTGTGTGCAAACTGTCAACGAATTATGCAAAAACAAGGAACTGTTTGGAAACAAGGTGATCTAACACCTGATTTTTAAGATCGTCAATAGTACTGTTGTTATGGAACACACAGTCAAAAGCGTCTTCACTATCAGCCCAACTCCATTCGCTGGGATGGATATCAGGGTATGCTACTTCCATGTGTTGACCTTGATCGTAAATGATATATTCGTTATTTTCGTTGCAGGTTGCTGTTTGTACTGCGTTTGGCCACCACACAGGTAATTCTCCCCTTTGTACCCACCAAATTTCTCCACCTACAGTTTTGATCATTGATTTTTCATTTGCAAAACGTACATCCGGAATAACAAAATTTTGATCTAGGTTTTCTAATAGTTGTTTCTTAACTAAACTTACCCAAACATCATTATGGAAGCCATCACGCATACACTCAGTGCCAAACAACTGTAAAACAAGGCGAGGCGTGATCTTCTTGCCAATCTCTTTCGTCCAGAACGTATCTGTTTGCTCTCTCCACTCACGACTTTCCTGTGTATCTCCTTCTAGTAAATTTCTGTCCCAATCAAAAACAG